GCGTAGGTCAAAGCGCTGCCGTACCCTTGAGCGTTCTGACGATCAGCGGGTACTGTTATCACACCGCCTGATATTTGCTCACCACTCTCATGCATAAAGATAGTCTCGACCTTCACACCCGATTCACAATCCATAGGCCTTTGTAATAATGAAAAGCCATGGTTGTTCAATGCATCAATGACTGCTTCAATACATCCAGCTAGGTCAACGTATGCTGATTTAAAGTGTGGGTTAGTTGAGTTCTTTAGTGCTGGTGCAAACTCTTTTTGTGCCTCGACAAAAGCCTTAGCAGTCACCGAAATTTTCTCTGTCATAATCTTCTCCAAAGTAAGTTAATAATAATTGTTGTCGTCTACGTTTATCTCGAATACGTCTATTAATAATGTATAGAAAAGCAACATCATCTCTTTGATCTTGCTCATCCTCTTCCTCTCTTTCAACAGTTTCGTAATACTCTTGTCCATCATCTAAGTATTCATCACTCATTGTTTATACTCCTTATACGTAATTTAGATTGGCGCACTGTACGTGGTGGCCTTGCCGGTACAATCTTTTCCGGAGTCCCTTTGTAGTTGATCATCGGCCATGACACTTTGTGTTGACCGACTAGCGCGTACTGATTGTCACGCATCAAGTTCATGATACGTAACTCATGGTTTTTGATTTGCTCTTCAATGTCAGCATGTAGTTCACGTAACTCTATGATTTTATTGACATCATCTACAGCTTCGTCAAGTTCAATCTCAGTCTTTTCAGCTTCATCAAAGATCGATGCAGCTTCTTTGGTGGACTCCATGTCGTACCATTCAGTCTCATCATTAGTTTTGTATTTGTCTAAGCGACGTTGAAAATCAATGACGGCTTCATGGATCCGAGCAATCACTTCCTCATCCCTTTCGTATACAAAAGTTTTTAAAGTAGTGCCTTTGTACAGTACGCATACAGCACCCCACTTGGCACCCGTAATATCCATCTGCATTTGCAATTGCAATGGCCCACGATACAGTGGTAGGTCATGTGCCGATTCAACTTCATGCGCTGTTAGCTTGGCTTCAACCACGCCCATGCCATCCAGGACAATCTCGTCCCCATTGACGCACACAATCCCTTTTTCAATATCAGTCATAATCGTCCTGGAATCACCTGTAACAGTGCCATCTAGGCTACATGCAATCGGTATTGACTTGTGAAAGTATGGTTTTGTGTGTGTGGTCTTTGGATTGCCAAGTCCAAGCCTTGCGCATGATTCATTTAGGATGGTTGTCTCTAAAGTATTGCCCCAAAACATGCTCTCATTAGAGATATTCGGTGGCTCAATACCTGAGATAACATCCATCTTTTGTTTTAATAGTTCGTTGACAGTCATAAACTTTGATGCACCCATCAATACAGGTACTTCAGAAGCTGATAACTGGTCGTTCGGTGTGACTTTACCTACCATGGTTATCCTTTTCGTTTAATAGTTCTAAGAAGTTATCGAGATCGTCAATCATTGAATACCAATCTTGCATATTCAATTTGCCTGTTCTCTCTAGCTCAAAGATTAAGTTGATAATGTGCCTGATGTGGCTTTTAGTTTGTGTTAGATTTTTTAGCATTGTGTATACCTTTCTCGGTTTTACATTCCTTTTTAGTTTTTACAAATACGTCCGTTCCCTTTTGTACTTGTTCAAACACCCTACCTTGATTGCAATATATCTTCAAGGAATCTTCATTGTAAGATATCTTTAATTTGATTGCAAGATCATAGACTCCGGCGCCTATTGCTGCGCCTAGGATCATTAGACTGAGATTTTTTATCATCGTCCGCTCCCTTTTGTTTGTTTAGTTTATATTCCTCAATGGCCATGTCTGTTATCCAGTCAAGGCCATCTTCATATCCGCCTGGATAGTTATTATCCGGCATAAAGCAACACCAAATAAGAGCATACCCCTAACATGCCGAACAAAATAAAACCCCCTATAATGTCGCTTATGAGAGTTTTAATGCGCCTTTTGCGCGCTAGGTCCTCTAGTATTTGCGGGTTTATGTCACTCAAGTATCTATCAAAGTTATTCATAATTGATCCTTTTCAAGATGTTCACGTGCATTTTTGATACGTTCTCTTATCATCATTTCAAGATAAGTTAGGTTATAAATATACTCTTCTGTAGATTCAACCCCCCCTAATTCTTCTAAGGGTTGCATAGCTTCTTCAATATCTGTAATGACATTGTTATTGAGTTTCATAATAATACCTTTCATGGTTGTTTATAAAATGATTATCTAAAATGATAATCCCTAAGCGCGCTATTTAACACGCTTAGAGTTAACACTTAATGCGCTTTATAAGATACGCTTTTAATATCAGTATTCCAACAATCCCGACATGATCCACACTCGCCATTGTTTTTATATGAATGGCATTCTTTTCCAATTGGATTGATTGTATGCACGTTACTTGTCACAATGTTTTTAATGCCTTGTAATGACTTTGGAATAATCACTTCTTTATCTATAAACATCGCAGAAAGTCTCACAATCAAGTTATTTGGAATAACATTGTTTTGCGCATATTCTTTAATAATTCCTACTTCTCTTGTCGGGATCCAAAAGAGCGTGTTTGGCATTCTAATAGCTATTTCACATATTTTTGCAAAGTGATCTATTGACTGAATATCACCTGAATCATGCCAACGGAAATATTCACTTTTGCCAATTAATTTAATCATGGCATCAATCCATAATGGATCATTAATGGCATTTAATCTTTTTTGCGCAGCATTGATAGTACCTTTCCAAACATAACTATTTTTGGATGCATAGCATTTTGAACATACCGAACCTGGAACCTTTGCTAGTTTGGATCCAGTTTTGCATTGTGCAATAGGTAAACCATAACTATTGCATGGCATTTTTGAAGTTATCGAAAGTGAATGCGCAACCTTTTTGGCTTCTTCTTTATTTTTAAATAATGTAATTGTGTTCATAATTGAATGCCTTTCATAGCTTGATCAATGTTATAAGAATCATAATATCTTAATGAAGATTTACCGAATGCATGGTTATATCTGAATTGATAGTTAACATTATTTTCTTTTAATGTCTTTATCAATAATGATGCATCGCAATCTTCTTCAAGATATGCATGATTGTTGTTGATATAAGAATATGAAGTTATCTTGTCAATTAAGTTTAATTGGTTTAGATGCTTCAATGATATCTTGATCCAGGAATGGCCTGGATCTGTAAATACTTGCAATGTGATTTTCTTCATTGTTTTACCTTTCATGGTTTATTAAATAAGATCTAAAAATAATATTATAACGTCGTGCAAAATACACAACGACATAATAAATAAGATTGATATAAGGGTTGTTTGAATTGTGTTCATTGTTTTACCTTTCATGGTTTATTAATGATAAAAAAAGCGGGGCTGTTAGGCCGCCGCTTCTGATTTTTTAGTTTCTTGTGAATTTAACCAGCGTTCAGTCGCTTGTTCTAATTTATATCTAGTATAAGTTTCATCTATCTCAGCAATATAATCTTCAGCTATTAAAGAAATGCCAAAGTCTTTATAAAGATCAATTGCCGTTACTTGCGCTTTACACCAGTTATAAGAAGCCCATGCTCTATTAGCTTCGTCTGTATCTTTCTTATATTTATCATGAATAAAAATATAAACATGATAATGGTTGATTATTTGGTTGATCTTTTTTAAATTCTTTTTATTAAGTGATTTCATTGTTTTTACCTTTCAAAGTTTATAAATTGTAATGTCACAATCGATAATTTATATGAATAGATATCTTATGTCAACAAGTTTTTTAAATCATGGATTAATTCAAGGATAGTTTAAGCCTGGTTGATACATAACACCATATAAGAAGATTGGTTATAACTAGTTTGGTTTTAGTTAGTGACATATTGCAAAGAAAATCTAACAAGGCCTTGATCAACATATTTACATTGTGGATAACTCTGTGGATAACATTGTGCATTGCATTGTGGAAAATCTGTGGAAAAGCACCCTTATGGCCCCCTACTCCCTTCCCTTCGATGTGGGTGTCTCACTCAATTTTTTGCTAGTTTTTTCTACATGCGCTCGTTAGTCAAC